TTGAGCAGATATAGCCATTGCATCTTGGAAGTATTTAACACCTTGACTAAGGCAATCCAATCTGTCGTCATGTTTAACTGCGCCTTTTTCACGGCACATACGACTCATTTGGTAAAATAACATATACAGGAGCCGTTCTTCAGGTGCTCCGTCGGCATTACTCTTATAATCCCAGTCGATAATGCTCTTATCGATAACAAGGCGATGCTGATTAAGAACAGGATCAAGACTGTCAATAATACGGTCTTCTTTTCTGACATTAGCTCTTACCTCTTCTACATCGATGTTTTGTTTAGTTTGCTGCATATGTTTTTTAAAGAGTTCACCAATAACACCATCACCGAAGTTAGTTTCGATTAGAAGTTTAGTGACGTTGTATTTTCTACAACCTCTTAGAATGTCCAATAGCGTACTGTCTGAGTATCCTTCTCGATAAGCACGCATTTCGTGCAAGTACAAGAAACCGTTTCTTTGGGAGATATAAGCTGCAGCCGTTTCATCCGAGCCACGGCCCGACGGATCAACTGAGCAGATTGTTTCTTGGTAAGGACCCCATGTTCCTTGTAACTGCATTGGAGAGTAGAAATAATCTCCAGGGAGTCCGACAATGGGGAGTTCTTTAATACAGTTTGATGGGTCTGATGACCAGATGATGGATTCGGGAGCAGACTCAGGGTTAACAGAAGTGACGATAAGATCGGCACATTTAAGTGGGAATTTTTCAGCATCGGATAAACTCGTATCTAGCATGAACTGCAACATAAAGTTGCTACGACCCATTGATGCTTCTCTATCAATTAGGTCTTCATTATCAAAGCGATCAGGATCAGTTACTTCCCAAGGTTCAGCACCGTTATCTATATCAGCCACCAGAGAAGGCGCTAGAAGGCCCTCGTACTTAGAAATGGCCCTAGGATACCTAGCAGGCCAAATAAAGGGCTTGTAGGCCCTCTCAGCTAGCTTACGATAGACAGTAAAAGTTGTTTGAGGAGTACCTAAATACATGATCCTTGAATCAGACTTAGGAGTGAGAATTGATTCAGCTTCAGTACAAAGTTGTAGAAGCTTCTCTCTCATAAGTTCTGTCATTGAGTTACCAGGAACTTCAATGTCGTCCAGAATCATAAGATCGGCGCGGCTTCCGGTTAGTTGTCCAGTAATGCCCACCGACTTTACGCTTGGGGCTTGGTGGGGAGAACAATTTACGTCGAAACTGATGCGACTCCAACGAGAGTCCTCTGCTTTGGGTCTTAGATGAGCTAGCCATGGTGTTTCAATGATTAGTTTCTGTAAAAAGATGGACATGTTATCTGCACGTTCTTTAGATGCAGATATAATCATTATTTTCTTTTCAGCGTCATTGAAAAGCGTCCACAGAACAAAGGCTCCAGTAATCCAGCTTTTTCCCACACCACGGAAAGCCTGTATTTGTAAACGCTTAGGTCCAAATTGAAGATAGTCTGCGATTGCATATTGAGCACGGGTAGGCGAAGGCAGATCAAGTTGCTGCCACAAAGCTTGTAGAAACAACTTGAAATCGCCTTTTAACGCCTCAAGGACGTTTGACATTAGTTTTCTTTTTTACACAATTAGAGATGGGTGCCACTGCTTTATCTTTAGGAACCCACTGTTGGTAGACTTTGTCAAATACTTGTTCTGTCATATTGATTATTTTTTAGGCTTGTACTTTTTAACACTAGCCAGTGCAGATTCAAGACGCTTAGTCCTACCTTTAGCGTTATTGCCTCCTTTGCTGCGACTTGTCTTAGAGCCTTGAGAAGATTTACCAGACTTAGTAGACTTAGTGGTACGACTCTGAGCACCTGGAGCACCTTCACCAGACATCCGAGGATTAGGGGTACGCTGTGGAGCGTTACCTACATTTCTTGGTGTGGATCCGCGAGAAGCAGAAGAAGAGCTACGGCTGTTAGAGGAAGCACTAGAGCGAGAAGAAGAACCAGCATTGTTAGATGACCTGTAGTTATAAGGGGTCTGATCTACGTTTGTTGCACCGGCTCTAGTACGGGATTTCTGACTAACGTTCCTTCCTGCTGCTGCAGTACTTGCCTTAGGCTTTCTGTTAGAAGGGCTGCCGGGGTTAGAAGCAGTACGGCGAGCGCCACGGCCAGCAGTATTACCACTTCCAGTAGAACGCCTGCGGGAGTTAGAAGCAGTAGTTGAAGCAGTTGAACGACGGCTGCTTTGGCCACCGCCACGACCAGCTTTATTACCACTTCCAGGAACACGATTACCAGAACCTCTATCTACACCTGTCAATTTGTCAGCAATAGCGCCACCACCGATATATCCGGCAACACCACCAATTGCAGCACCAGCAGCAGCAGCTTTAGGTCCAAATTTAGAGCCAATTTTGAAGCCTAGTTTACTTCCAGATTTAGCACCAGCCGCACCGCCACCAGCACCAACACCAGCTTGTACAGGGTTTTGACCACTAGCAATACGAAGACCAGCATCAGCAGCTACACCAGTGCCACGGATAATTTTACCTTTAGTAGTAAGAGGCTTTCGAGTTGTACGAACACTAGTAGAATTAGGATTAGTATTAGTATTTCTACGGCGAGCACGATTACCAGTGCTTAGATCACCGCCTTTTGTACCAGGAGGAAGAGCGGGTTGTGGTGCAGGTTGACCAGTGCGTACACGTTGTGAAGTCAGGTTTGGTTGTGTACGAGAACCTGTTTTACGTGTAGTAGTCAGAGCACCACCTTTTTTACGTGTAGTAGTCAGAGCACCACCTTTTTTACTAGGAGGAAGAGCAGGACGAGTGCTTCTAGTTACAGGAGCACTACCAGTGCTAGTACGACGAGAGTCACGAGTAACACGAGCAGTGCCTCGTGCATTGCCACGACCACCACGGCCTTCAGTGGTGTTTGCAGTACTAGTCCGTGAACGTTGAGGACGAGTTTTAGAAGAAGTAGGACGCTTAGATGCTCTACGCTTGCTGCGATTGCTACTTGAAGTTGTTCTAGCCATTAGTTTATATGTTGAAGAATTAAATATTCTCTAAGTGGATTAGAGTGTTGTTGAATGAATTGTTTCCAGTGTGTTGTACCTTTTTCCTGATTACACGCCCTACAGCAGCACACCACGTTGTGAGTAGTATCGGCACCGCCATGGGCTTTAGGACGAACATGATCCAAAGTAAGTTCGTGTATGTCATAAGTTGTTCCGCAATAAACACAAGTGCAATCAAAGTGTTCTTTAATTGAGCGCCGCCATAGGCGCTTAGCTTCTGGAGACGTCATTGCTATTAGATTGTGTAAGTAATAATCAGGGGTGGGGTACAGAGGGGTCATGCAGGTTTACGGGCACGGTTAGAAGAACGAGATTGAGGACGACCTTTAGAAGAAGATCCTTTGTAGTGACCAGCGTCCCTAGGATCTCCTTTCTTGATCTTTAATTGTCTTCGTAACCTGTTTGCGTCTACACGCAGTTTTAAACCTTTAGGTGTTCTGTTGTACGCTTTTTGTTGGTTTTTGTAGTTACCGTTAGCGTATTTTGGTCCACTACCTTTTACCATAAAGTCTCTCTTGTACTAGTTCAGGACTAACTTTTGGCATAAGAGTTGCCAATTTATCAAGTGGGTTACCCTCGTAAGCAACACCACTAATGTCATTTGTTTTCAACCAATCACAAGCTGCTTTTAAATCTTGAGTAGTTGCCTCTCCCGTCCTGATGCGAGAGAGGAACTCTTGTGTAACTAGATTATGCAGCTCATTGAAGTTATCTTCAGTGGCTTTTTTGTTCATGATTTTTTAGATCCGTGATAACGAAGCCAGTTGCTTTTGTTGATTTTCAAGCCACGACGTTCAAGCATGTTATGAGTTTTGGCGTCTCTTGAATAACTGTCCATTATTTCCTTAGATTCGCGTTCTTTAGAACGTTCATCAGCCCAACGCCAACTAGCATCTCGTAGTTTGACAGTAGGGTTAGTTTTACCAACGGGCTTTTTCTTTTTAGTTTTTTTGTGGCTTTTACGTTCAGGTTTAGAATAAGCCATTAGATTTTCAATGCAACTTTTAGTGCCATTACAGCAGTGTCATCAAGATCATTATCTGTCTCTTTGGCAAGTTTATCCAAGAGATCAACGATCAGTTTCTTAACTGCATCTGATTTAAAGAATGCAAAAAGGATGGGTTTAATAAGTGCAATCATTTTAAAATAATCTTGTCGAGTTTATTTTCAATGCGAAGCATGTGGGTTTCAAACCGCTCTAGTGCTT